GTGTTGGTGTTGGTACAACCAATCCAGGATACGCTAAGATTGGTAAGGAAATCGTCAAGTATACTGGAGTTAGTGGTAATACATTAACTGGTATTACTAGAGGTGTTGATAATACAGTTGTAACAAAACATAATATTGATGATCTTGTTTATAAGTATGAACTTGATGGTGTTTCATTGAGAAGAATCAATAGAACACATAACCTCAATAATGTGACTTCTTCTAATCCCATTACTCTGGATACTTATGATGTAAAAATTGATGTGGAAGATACTGATTATGGAACAAATAGAGGAACTGGAACCGATTTCAGTGAATTGTATTTCAACACTGGAGTCACTGCTGGTGGTGAAGATGCAAAAGGTAGTTACAACTTACCATTCAATATTATGATTCCAAAAATCACAACTATTGAACCAAAAGGTTCCAATATTGTATTCCAGGCAAAGACAACTGCCCAAAGAAGTATTTCTGGAACTGAAGTTGCATTTGTTGATAAGGGATTTACAAGTATTACTAACTTCCAGAAAAACTATTTTGATACTCCAAGGATGATTGCTTCTCAAGTCAATGAGGACACTTATCTTTCTGCTCAACCTGGTAATAAGTCTTTTGAATTGACAGCAAACTTATATTCATTTGACTCAAGATTATCACCCGCAATTGATCTTGATAACTCCTCAATTGTTACTATCACCAATAGAGTTAATAATCCTATTAGTGATTACTCAACCGATTATAGAGTTAATACAGTTGTTGATGATCCAAACAGATTTGTATATGTTACTAAGAACATTATTCTTGAAAATCCTGCATCTGGACTTAAAGTTTATCTGGACGCTTACATTTCAACATACAATGATGTAAGAGTATTCTATGCATTGAATCAACCCGACAGTACAGCAAAAGAAGTAGTATTTGTTCCTTTCCCTGGGTACAGTAACTTTGATGAAACTGGAAAGGTTATTCTTAGTAAAACTGCAAGTGATGGATCTTCTGATCTCAACATTCCTAAATTGGATTCATATACTGATGATCCTTCTATTGATCAATTTAGAGAGTATACATTTACCAATGAAGATCTTCCTGCATTCTCATCTTTTAGAATCAAGATCGTCGGTACATCGACCAATCAGTCTGTTGTACCACAGTTTAGAAACCTCCGTGCAATTGCCTTAGCATAATATGTCTTTGATTCCTATTGAAGGTAAGGACGGGTATCATAGAGATACCCGTTCTAATGCCATAATTAACACAAATCAAAATGATTATAATACCTATTTGATGAATCGTAAAAAACTCAATTCTGATAAAGAAAGAATCGATTCTATTGAGAATGAACTTGATGAAATCAAGGGTGATTTAGGTGATATTAAGATGATGCTCCAACATTTTATGGATAATCATAAATAAAAAAAAGAAGTTCTATAAATGGCTAAACCATCCTCTAGACAAGAACTAATTGATTACTGTAAAAGACAGTTAGGTTATCCTGTCTTAGAGATTAATGTTGCCGACGAACAAATTGAAGATTTGGTCGATGATACAATTCAATTGTTCAATGAGAGGCACTTTGATGGTGTTGAAAAAGTTTTTCTCAAATATCAACTAACTCAAGACGATATTGATAGAGGTAAGGCAAGACCACCTGGTGCTTCTGGTGGATCACAAGTTGGTATTGCTTCTACTAGTGCAACTACAAGTATTGTAGGAAGTGCAACTACATTCACTTATTATGAAAATAGTAATTACTTACAAGTTCCACCAGATGTTATCGGGGTTGAAAAGGTTTTTCAGTTTAATGATACTGTTGGATCTGGAATGTGGAATGTAAAATATCAGTTTTTCTTAAATGATGTTTTTGGTTTATGGGGAGGAATTACAGCAGCATCTGGGTACGATATGTTGTCATACTCGATGACAATGAGTTATTTGGAGACGATGAATTTTCTCCTGAATACTCATAAACATATCAGATTTAATCAAAGACAGGACAAATTATATCTTGATATTGACTACTCTACTGTCAGTACAGGTGAATTTTTGGTTATTGAGTGTTATAGGGCCATGAATGGTACAGATTATAGCAGAATTTGGAATGATTCTTTCATTAAACCTTATCTCACCTCATTAATAAAGAGACAATGGGGTCAAAATATGATGAAATTCCAAGGAGTTAAACTTCCTGGAGGAATCGAACTCAATGGTAGACAAATGTATGAAGACGCAGAAAGAGAATTAGAAGTTATTAGAGAAAAAATGTCTTCTACTTACGAACTTCCTCCTATGGATATGATTGGTTGATATGTTAAATCCATTTTTTCTTCAGGGATCACAATCTGAACAAAATTTAGTCCAAGATCTCATCAACGAACAGTTGAGGATGTATGGGGTTGAAGTATATTATATACCCAGAAAATTTGTGACTAAAAATACGGTCATAAAAGAGGTAATTGAGTCGAAATTTGAGAATTCTTATCCAATTGAAGCGTATGTTGACAGTTATGAGGGGTATGGTGGTCAAGGGACACTTTTGAGTAAGTTTGGCATTCAAAATTACGATGATTTGAAGATCATAATCTCAAAAGACCGTTATGAGTTGTATATTGCACCTTTGACGAAAAATATTGATAACGGTGAACTAACAAGTAGACCAAAAGAAGGAGACTTGATATATTTTCCTCTTGGTGATCGATTATTTGAAATTAAGTATGTCGAACACGAACAACCATTCTACCAATTACAAAAAAACTACGTTTATACACTGACTTGTAGTCTCTTCCGTATTGAGGATGAGGTTATTGATACTGGTATTGATGATATTGATGATGAAACTCAAGATTTGGGTTATATTCGGACACTTCAATTGATTGGTGCTGGTGTAACGGCTGGTATCTCTACCGTAACGATTTGTACTACTGGTGGTGTTACCGACGTATTCATTAAGAATATGGGTAACAATTACAACCACGAACCACTTGTAGGTTTCTCTTCTGCGCCTACAGGTGAGACTATTACTGCAGGAATTTCTTCCATCACTAATGACTACATTAATTGTTCAGGATCAACTGGTGGAAAGGTTCAGGCAGTTTACATGTCTAACTCTGGTTGTGGATACACTGTTGCTCCATGGGTTTCATTCACCACATTGAACAATAAAACTGGTTCAGGTGCTGCAGCAACTACAGGTATTGGAACTGGAACAATTCAAACCATTACTATCGGAAATAGTGGTTCTGGATATGTATCTAATCCTTCACTTGTATTCCCAGAACCAGTTGGTGGTGGTACATCAGCAACTGGTATTGCATATATCAACTCTGCTGGTAATATTACCAGTGCCTATCTGATACATGCAGGTACTGGTTACACCACTGGTGATCTTCCTATGAGTGTTGCCGTTGACTCACCTGCTGTTGGAATTGGTTCTACAGTTGGTATAGGAACGTATGTCTTTAATGAACTCGTAATCGGTTCAACTTCTGGTACGACTGCAAGAGTCAACAAATGGACAGCTTCTTCCAAATCTCTTGAAATTAAAATTGTTGATGGTGACTTCACTAGTGGTGAAACTGTTTATGGAACTGAGTCTAAAGCTTTATATTCGATGATGTCACAAGAGGATGATGACTTGGTAACACCATTTGCAGATAATGACAATATTCAAACGGAAGGTGACAGTATTATTGATTTCACTGAAAAAAATCCCTTCGGAATGCCTTGATCTAAATAGTTAGTAAACTAGAGTAAGATAATGTTTGATTATTTCTACAATGAAGTATTCAGATCCGTAATTATTGGATTTGGTACTCTTTTCAATGGAATAGAAGTTCATCATAAAGATGGAAATGATGACACATCTAGTGTCATTAGGGTTCCTCTTGCATATGGACCAACTCAAAAGTTTCTTGCAAGAATGGAACAAGAGGCTAATCTGAATCGTCCTGTTCAGATCACTCTTCCAAGAATGTCTTTCGAGTTTACTGATCTTTCATATGATCCAAGTAGAAAAGTAACTCAAACACAGACCATTGTAACTGAAACTCCTGATGGAACGACGAAAAAAACATTTGTCCCTGTTCCATATAACATGACAATTCAACTTTCGATCATGACGAAGTTAAATGATGACATGTTACAAATTGTAGAACAAATCTTACCATATTTTCAACCATCATATTCACTTCCTATCAAATTTCTTGGTAATTTGAATGAGATCAAGTATGTTCCTGTTAATCTTGACAACATTCAAATGGAAGATGATTATGAAGGTAATTTTGACACCAGGAGAGCTCTTGTTTATACTTTAACATTTACTGCTAAGACATTCATATACGGTCCTGTTACTGATGTTAGTAGTAATATCATCGATAAGGTTTCTATTGGTTACATTGCTGGTTCCAAAGGTTCTAAATCTGCAGAAAGATATCTTACATATCAAGTTACTCCAAGAGCAACCAAAAATTACGATGGAGACGTTGCAACCCTGTTAGCAGAAAATGTTGATATAACAGAAACTATTATTGAGGTTGATGACGCATCATCAATTCCACAAGATTCTTATATCTCGATTGGTGATGAATCGATTTATGTCAAGTCTAAGAGTGGTAATAAGTTAATTGTTGATAGAGCAAGAGATAAGACCACTGCTAAAGAACATGTGTTGGGTGCTCCAGTCGGTAGAATTACCGTTGCTGACAATTCTCTGATTGAACTCGGAGACAACTTCGGATTTGATGGAACTGTTTTCTGAGGACTGACTCATGTCTAAAAAGTATGATGAACTAGACCAAGTATTTGATGTTTCTTCCACAGAAGTAGAAGTTGCACCAGTAGAACCACCAGTTGATAAGAAGATCGAAAGACTTTCTTCTCAGATGGACCATATCAAAAAAGATTATGAGTATACCAGAGGTAACTTATATTCAATTATTGAAAAAGGACAAGAAGCTATTGATGGTATTTTAGAATTGGCACAAGAAAGTGAAATGCCAAGAGCTTATGAGGTTGCTGGTCAGTTGATTAAAAATGTGGCTGATGCGACTGATAAACTTCTCACACTTCAACAAAAGTTAAAAGATGTTAATGAAGATAAGGTAGAGAAAGGACCAACCACAGTTAATAATGCATTATTTGTTGGATCTACTGCAGAACTTCAAAAACTTCTCAAGAATTCAACTAAAGATATAAATAGTTAAAATGATTTGTAAAGATGTCAGTACCTTCAGTTAATTTAAGAATTGAAAAAGGAACTAACTTTGAGTCAACCTTTACCATCTCGAACAGTGATGGTTCTATATATTCTTTGAATAATTATACTGCGACATCAAAGATAAGAAAGTATCCAACCGATTCTTCTTCAAAATCATTTTCAACAACCATAACGGCAGCAACTGGTGAAATTAAAATTTCTATGAGTGCAGCAAATACTGCAGATTTAAATTCTGGTAGAAATTATTTTGATATTATTATTACCAAAACATCTGATGGGGCGGTGACAAAAGTTGTTGAAGGTATGGCTTTAGTAGTAGACACGGTATCCCTATGAACGTTAGTGTATCTGGTCAACAAACATTTACGGTATCTTTAAAACAATCTCAAGAGAACAACTTTAAAGTAACAACAATTAGTGGAGGTGTTCAAGTGCCAGCTACTTTTGGGGACTTAGAAGATTTTAATGAAGATGATGTAAAAGATAAGTATGTGATTATGTATGATGCGGTAACTCAAAAGTATACCACAGTCAATGTAGATACATTGTTATCTGCTGCAGTAACCGATACAGAATCTCCTGGACTTCCAAGTGACTTCATAGATCAATTAGATACAGATTTAGATGATCGTATTGATTTAGACGCAGGTAGTTTTTAATTTCCTCTAAATAATAGTACAAATAAATATCTAAAAATAAGATGGCATCTCCCGTAATTCAGTTTAAGAGAGGTCTTCTTACTAATCTCCCTGGATTAAGGGCAGGTGAACCTGGATTTACTACAGATAGTTATGATCTGTATGTAGGTCTTACTTCCGAAACAGCAACAAACCAGATAGTTGGTTCTGGAAGATTTTGGACCAACAGTACCTCCTCAACTGGAAGTGGTGTTAACCTTGTTGAAGGAACATCCAATGGTACTTCATATGTAACAATCAAATCACCAGATAGTCTTGCTGGGGTTGTTACATATACAATGCCAGGAACAGATGGTTCCAGTGGTCAAGTTCTTGCAACAAATGGTTCTGGAACACTATCCTTTATTGATTCTGCAGCAAATCTTAGCATGGCAGGTGATAGTGGTACTGACACTGTTGCCCTTCTTACAGATACTCTTACATTTGCAGGGACAGCAAATGAAATTGAAACCGCAGTAACTAATAATCAAGTTCAAATTGGTCTCCCAGATGATGTTACTATTGGAAATGATTTAACTGTTACTGGTGCATTAACAGCTAATGGAGATGTAACTCTCGGAAATGCTGGTGCTGATACTGTAACGGTTGTTGGTGTTGCAACTTTCACAACTTCAAATGTCTATATTGACAATGAACTTTTTGTTGGCGGAATACAAGTTACTGGAAGTGCTTCAGAAACTTCAATTGGAGATGACATCACTACAAGAAATTTAAGTGTAACTGGTGTTTCTACATTTACTGGTGCAATTGATGCAAATGGTGGTGCAGATATTTCTGGAGGAGAGACTACACTTTCATCTGCAACTGTTTCAGACTTAACTTCAGGTAGAGTTGTTCTTGCAGGTACTTCTGGTGCATTAGAAGACAGTGGAAATCTCACCTTTGATGGTTCTACTTTAGATGTTACTGGGAATATTACCGTTTCTGGTACAGTTGATGGTAGAGATGTTTTAGATGATGGACAGGCTGGTGATAATCTTGTAACTTTATCTGGTGTATCCAGAGATTCCACAGATCTTGGAACATTTACTGGTGGAACAATTAGTGACTCTAGAACTGTCAAGCAAGCACTGCAAGATTTAGAAACATCATTAGAAGCAGTTGATTTGACAATCACCACTGCAGAAGGTACTAACGGTACTGGTGGTGGAGGTGGTTCTGTGGCAACGTCACAGACAATGACTTTTGCTGGAACAACAAATGAGATTGATGTAACTGTTTCTGGACAATCAATTACTTATGGTCTTCCCAATGATGTTACTGTTTCCAACAACTTAACTGTTACTGGAAACTTATATGTCAATGGTTCAACCACTCAGGTCAATACTTCGCAAACAACCATTGAAGACCAACTTCTGGAATTGGGAATGGTTGATGGTTCTGCACCATCTTCTGACTTGAATAAAGATCTTGGTGTTCTGTTTAATTATTATTCTGGTTCTGCTAAGAAATCAGCAGTATATTGGGATGATAGTGCATCAAGAGTTGTAATTTCCGATGATGTTTCAGAAAGTTCTGGTGTTTTGACTGCGGCTTCACATGCAGCAGTTGAAATTGGTTCTTTGTGGGTTAATGACTGTGCTGGACAATCGCAGGTCATCAACTGTTCTGGTTCTGAAAGAACTCTTGAGAACATTACTGTCGATGGTGGTACATTCTGATAATCTAGTATATAATCTAAATAGAGGGGTCTAAAAACCCTTCTTTTTTATGACTGAACAAGATTTAAAATACCTGATTGCATCATATCAGCAAAAGTCATTTGATTTACTTTCACAGTCAATTGCAAGTGATGCAAAAGTTAAGCAACTTAGTGAATTGGTTGAAGTATTAACTACAAAGATTAATGAACAGAATGAAGAAATTGAAAAACTTAAACCAAAAACAAAAAGAACGACAAAACCAGAGACAACAAACTTTCAATAAATAACTAATAAGTCTCAATATATATTGAGATCTATGGTATATACCAAAGATGAACTCAAATGGCAGATCCGATCATTAAAATAAAACGGTCTGCTGTAGCTGGAAAAAAACCAACTACTTCAGATTTAAATTTAGGTGAATTAGCTCTTAATACCTATGATGGTCAACTTTTTACAAAAAGAGTAAGAAGTGGTATAGCAACAGACATCATAAGTGTTGGGGCTGGTGCAACAGTAACAAATATTTTATATGTCACAGAAGACGGAAGCGACACAAACACAGGAGAAAGACTTGGAGACGCAAAAGCAACAATCTCAGGAGCAGTTGCGATCTCAACAACAGGAACAGTTATTAGAGTTTCTGCTGGTACATACATAGAGAACAATCCTATCAAACTACCGCCCCAAGTTAGTATTATTGGGGATAGTTTGAGAGAGGTAACAGTTCAACCACAAAATTCAAATCAAGATTTATTCCATGTAGCACCTGGAAATTACATTACTGAGTTATCTTTCACTGGAACATTAGATTCTGGAAAAGCAGTGGTTGCTTTTGACCCAGACACTATTAGAAACTCAACACAATCTCCATATATTAGAAACTGTACCAATTTTATTGAGAACAGTATTGGAATGAAGATTGATGGAAATCACGTTCTTGGTGATACTAAGAGTATGGTTACAGACTCTTATACGCAATATAATAAAAACGGAATTGGTGTTTCTATCACAAATGAAGGATATGGTCAGTTAGTTTCTCTATTCACTATTTGTTCTGATACAGCAATCTATTGTGGTTCTGGTGGAGGATGCGACTT